GTGGGCAGCGCGCTGGTGTCGCTGGGCAATAACGCGGCCACCTCTGAAAGCCAGATTTTGGAGATGGCCCATCGGGCCGCATCCGGCCTTTCGCAGGTGGGCATGAGCAGCGCCGACATCCTGGGCGTCAGCGCGGCCATTTCATCTATGGGCATAGAAAGCCAGGCAGGCGGCACAGCCATTTCCAAGCTGGCCAAGCAGATGGACGAAGCCGCCAAAGTGGGTGCCGGGCAAATCCCCCGGCTTTTGGCCGCCTGGGACGACGAAACAGGCCGCATCCAATCCATCTACGATCTGTACGCCCTGCTGGACGCCATGCCCTCGCAAGACGGCTGGAAAAACTTCGCCTATTCCCTGGGCATGACGGCCAGCGACGCCAAGAACCTCATGAACAGCGCCTTGGCCGCCGAGCGTTTCGCCGACGCCATGGGCATGACGGTGGACCAGTTTTCTGCCGGCTGGAATGAAAATGCCGCCAACCAGCTCCTGAATTTCTTTGCCGCGCTGGGCGGCATGGGCGGCACGGACATGGAAGACAACATGCTCTGGACGATGGACAAGCTGGGGATCACCGAGGTAAGAACGTCCAACATGGTGCGATCCCTGAGCAACAACTGGCAGCTGTACGCCGACATGATCGAACTGGCGAACAAAGCCTATGCCGAAAACATTGCTATGGATGAGGAGGCCAACCGCGCCTTCTCCACCAACGAAAGCCGCCGGGTGATCAACGAAAACAAGGAACAGAACGCCCTGGAGGCCATGGGCGAAACCGTGACGGCCATGCGCAAGCCCTGGGAGGATTTTTTCGGCGACTTGCAGCAGTGGTACGCCGACTGGCCGGGCTGGGCCCAGACCGCCGTGGGCGTGGCTGCGGAGACCACCAAGGGCCTGGGCGATTTGCTCAACGCCGCGGGCCAGGCCTCTCTTGATATCCTGGCCATCAGCAAGGCCATCAAGGAAATCGAAAACAGCACCATCGGCGCGGCGCTCATCAAGGGGCTGGGCGCTGCCGGCTCAGCAATCGGCAGTGCCGCGGCTGCGATCGCGCCGCCTGTGGCTGTTGGCCTGGGCACATTGGGGTTGGGTGTGGCGCTGGATAAAGCCAGCACGGAAGCCAATTACGCCGATCTGAACCGCGCCATGGAACGGCAGGATGAGATCCTGGCGGAATCCGTGGATGAGCACGTGACGCGTCTGCAGGAGCTGTTCGCGAGCTTCGCTCAGGCGATTGAACAGTATGAAAACAACGAGGACCCCCTGTCCGATCACACGCAGAGCTTCAAGGAGGCTTTCCGGCAGAACGCCAACGAGCTGCTGCAGGAAATGCCGGACCTGAAATTCTGGGACAGCGCTTCCTTCTACGCCGACCTTCGGGACGGGCTGGACCCCGCCGAAATCGAATCCATCATCAACGGCCTGAATTTTGGCATAGAGTGGGTAGACCTGGGTAACGAAGCCGTGACCGGGCTGGCCGGGGCAATCCAGGCCCGGCAGCAGGAACTCTACGCCGCCGCCCAAAACGCGGGCCTGCAGCTGGACGCCGGCATGGCCCAGGGCATTTATGACGGCGCGGCTCAGGCCATTGACGCCGCCGCCTGGCTGGCCGGCGAGGTGGAAAACCAGCTGCGGGTGGATCTGGACATCCATTCGCCCAGCGGCGTGGCCCGGGCCCTGGGCCAGTATTTTACCGAGGGCTTATTTTACCGAGGGCTTCGCCGAGGGCGTGCAGGCGGGCATCGGGCGGGTGGAGGAATCCGTCAACCGCCTCACCCAGACCGTTTCCGCCCGCCGCGCGCCTCAAAGCGGCAAAGCGCCCCAGCGCCTGGTCCCGATCAACATCAACCTCAGCGGCAAAACCCTGGCGCAATCGCTTGCGCCCCTCCTGGACCAGGTGATGGGAGAGTACGTACTGTAAAAACGCTTCCAAAAGCCTTCCCCTCGATGGTACGCACCGCCGCTAATCCGCGAAGCGGAAGCGGCGGCAGCGCCGCGCTGGGAACCATAGGTTCCGCGCGGGCTGGTCGCGCCTGCGCATAGCGCATTGGCGCGACTGCTATGGGAAGGTGGCAGGCGCGGAGGCAAGATGGAAAGAGAAATCAAGTGAATTCGCGCCTGACGGATGAGGTGATCCTTTCCCGAACGCATTCACGTTTCGGCGGGTGAGTACACCTCATCCGAGCCGCGCGAATCGGCTTGACTTCTCCGATGAACTAAGTTCCGCGCGGCCCACCTTCCCCTGTGAGGGGAAGGCTTTTGGGCAACCAAAGGAAGTGAACCCATGCTCGCACTCAGAAAGCACAAGCTCAACGCCTGGTTCGGCCAGGAATCGCTCCGCGACGCGGACCCCAACATCCAGATCACCAACATCTCCCGCACCCCCAGCATCCGCACCGGCTCCCGGGACGGCGGCGGGCGGGACGGCCGCTTCCGCGCGCCCCAGTATCGGGATTATCTCAAAATCACCATTGAGTTTACCCTCTACGACTTCCTGGACATCGAGGCGCGGGAAAGCGCCATCGAAGCGGCCAACGCCTGGGCCCGGGACGCGGGCTATCTGCAAATCAGCCAAAAGCCCGGCCGCCGGGTGTGGGTGCAGTGCGCCCAGCGGGCCGAGATCCAGGACGCCCGCGACCATAAGGAGACCTTTCAGCTGGTTTTTGAGACCGCTGAGAACCCTTTCTGGGAGGACGCATTCTCCACCGCCTTTGCCTTCTCCGGCGCAGCAGCGGCCACGACAGCCCACATTCCGGGCACGCGGGCCTGCTCCCCCGCCGATGTGACCGTCACGCCCACCGGCGGCGCCCTCACCACCCTCACCCTCACCCTGGGCGAAACGCAGATGGCCTTTGCCGGCCTGAACGTGGCGTCCGGCGCGTCGCTGCTCCTTCGCCATGACGATCAGGGCCGCCTCACCATCACCGGCGGCGGCGCGTCCTGCTACGCCTGCCGCGAAGGCGCCAGCGACGACGAGCTCATCGCCGGCCCCGGCCGCGCCGCTATCGGCTTCACCGCCAACGTTGCGTGCAATGCGCGGTTTGAGGTGAGGGGGAGGTATAAGTAAGGGAAAAGAGAGTTAAGAGTGCAGAGCGGGAACGAGAGTACAGAGTGCAGAGTACAGAGTACAGATGATATAGTGAACCAAGAAACCAGCTGCGGAATTGGTGATCAAAAAAATCTGAACTCTGTACTCTGAACTCTGAACTCTCTCCTTCCGCTCTGAACTCTGAACTCCCGTCCCAATCCCTATTCCATAAAAACGAAAGGAAGTGATTCGCCGTGAAAACCGCCGTCCGTCTCCCCCGGCTTTTGGGGGGCGATTTTCGGGAAAGCAGGCGCTTGCGCCCCATCTCGCTTTCCCTGAGCCTGGAGCGGGCCGCCTGCTCCACGGCGGAGCTGGCCCTCCCGGACACGGAGGAGCCGCTGCCCTTATTTGCGTTTCTGGAGCTGTACACCGCGCGCGGCAGCGCCGGGCTGTTCCGCGTCACCGCGGACGCCGCCCCCACCTTCGGAGCTTACACCTATCCCCTGCGCCACGCCATCGACACCCTGCACGACAGCGTGTGGAAGGCGCAGACGGATTTTTCCGGCACCATGGCGGCCTTCCTTGCCGCTCTGCTGAGCCAGCAGACTGTGCCCTATTGGCAGCTGGGCCAGTGCCAGGACGCGGGCAGCTGGAAGCGCGAGGACATCAACTACGACCGCCTGGACGACCTGCTGGACGAGGTGCGCGAGGACCGGCGGGAGTACATGTTCACCTACGATTTTTCCACCACGCCCTGGACGCTGAATTTTGTGCGGGTCAGCGACAGCGTGGACGCGGAAATGCGCCTCACCCGCAACCTGTCCGAGGCTACGCTGCGGCGCACCCGGGACGGCATGGGAAACCGCCTGTACCTGTCCATCTCCACCACCGCCCTGGAGGAGGACGGCAGCCCCGGCGAAACCACCGTGGAATACCGCACCTATAACGACGCGGACAGCCAGGCGATCTATGGCCCGGTTGAGATCAGCGCGGCGGTGGACAGCGCCGACGTTTCGGACCCGGACGCCTGGGCCGCCCAGTTTCTGCGGGAGCACGCCCTGCCCATCGCCCAGGCCAGCGCCGAGGGCTGGGAAATCGTGAAGGCCACCGGCGAACCCTGGGACCAGATGGATCTGGGCAAGCGCTGCCGCCTGGCGGCGAAGCGCGCGGGCTTCCCGGCGGAGTTCCCCATCGAGGTCATCAAGTATGACAACCTCTTCGGCGACGACCCGGACCGGGTGCACATCGACATGAACCGCAAGCTGCCCCGGTTTTCGGAGCGGCTGGCCAAGGTGCGGGAAACGGCGGAACGGGCCTATGGCGCGGCCCGGGGCGCGGGCGCGCGCATCAAAAAAAACGAGGAGGTGGACGCCCACTACCAGCGCATCGTCAAGAGCAACAAGGAGGGCATGGAGGACTGCTTCGGCGTCATCGGCGTGAAGCTGGACCCCGACACCCACGAGCCCATGCGGGACACGGCGGGAAACTACATCTGGGCCGACGCGGAGGACGCCGCCGCCGAAATTTGGGGCCACTTCCACCGCACGGCCTGGGAAACGCTGATCGCCAACGTGGTCAAGGACGGGGAGGGCAACGTGCTCTCCATCGCCCAGGTATCCACCTCGGCGGACGGCAAGTTCTTCGTGGACGCCATCAACGAGAGCGGCACCGGCACGGCCCAGATCAACGCCAACCGCGTGCATATCCAGTCCACCAGCGGCAGCGGCATTGAGCTGGACAACAACGGCAATATCAGCCTCAACGCCGGGGAGACGGTGAACAGGATCAACGGCCAGTCCGGAAGCGGCGCGGTGTACCTGAACGCCGCCATGATCCACCTGAACGGCAGCGCCATCGTGAGCGGCAGCGGCAATGGGCTCATCGCCCCGGAGGGCTGGTTCACCGATTTGTACGCGGGCAGCGGCGGCGGCCAGTTCGTGGTGGAAGGCTCGGATATCAGGGCTTACGCGAAGCTCTACGCCGAAGGCGGCATCGACGCCCTGGACGGGGCCACGGTCAACGCCACAAACGGCGCGTTTACCAACCTGTCCGTGGGCAATGCGAACGTGGCCAACGCCGTTGATACCATCGGCCCGGCCACCGCTTCCGGCGGGCAAATCTCCATTCCCTGGACGAAGCTGGATGGGAGCAGCGGCACCGTAAATTTTAATATGGCCGACTACGTGAGCGCCCTGATCGTAGACGGCAATGATGTTCCGGTTTCAGGGCCAAGAACGCTGGCCGGGGGCGGCACCCTTACCCTGTACCCCGCCACCTACATGGGCGGCGTGACGGCGCGCAATGCCCCCGCTGCCCTCGTGATCACCGCCGCGGACGGGGCCGATACCGTGACCCTGGCAAGCTATCACACCGGCGAGGGCAGCCAAACGGCCACCACGGACGAAATTAAGTTCCTGGACAAATCCCAGAGCGGCAATGCCCTGGATGTGCGGGTGGGCGTCCGCCTGAGCAACGGCAAGCAATACAGCCGCACGATCACGGGCATCAGCTTCACGCCGCCATCGCCCAGTGTCGGCAACTGGCAAATCAATTCCCTTGCGGGGGGCGGCACCCGGGTGTGGGTGGACGTGAACGGCACGACGTATCATCATGACTTTAACAACTATCCGTAATTGCAGGGGCGGATACCATCCGCCCGTTCCTTCTATCCACCAACGAAAGGAGTCGCCACCATGGAAAAACAACCCATGACCAAACAGGACATCCTGCGCGCGCTGGAATCCTGCATCAACGCCCTGCGGGACGTGGACATTCCGGCCCGGCTGAGCGACACCAGCGGCCGCACGCTGAAAAACGTGTGCGGCGCGCTGGTGGAGTGCGCCCAGGGCGTGGCTGGGCTGAAGCTCGCCCCGGAGCCTGAGAAAACGGAGGAATAAACCCATGGCCGAGCTCAAATACATCAAGCGCACCGTTGCGCTGGACGGCAGCGACGTGATGGACCCGTCCCCCAATTCCTTCTTCGATGGGGAGAAAGCAGCCCACACGTTTATCATCACCGCCACGCGGGGCGGTGAGGCGCTGATGCTTACCGGCGCGGTGAGCGCCACATTCCTCAACCCCCACGACGCGGTGGTGCCGGTGACGGGCAGTATCGTGGACGGCGCGGCGGTGGTGACGCTGAATAACGATTGCTACGCCCTGTCCGGGCCGTTTACCCTCACCATCGACGTGGCTGGGGTGACCGTCTACGCCTGCCGAAGCCGCGTCCGGCGCCGTTCTTCCTCCACGGCCTATGACCCATCCGGGGAAATCAGCGTAGCCACCCTGAGCGCCCTGATTGCCGAGATGCGCACGGCGACCGCTGCGGCGAACACAGCGGCGACTGCGGCGAATACGGCGGCGGCGAACATCCAAGGCGACCTGGGCGATATAAAAAACTCCTATGCTGAATACAACAGCACGGACGCGCTGGCGTTTTTGGATGGCGTGAATCGGACGCACAACGACATCACCTTCCAATGGAACGCGGACGGGAGCTGCACCGTTTCCGGCACGGCTACCGCTGCGGCGTTTAGCAACAAATATAACAACACTGCGGCGATGCCCGCTTATTTCAAGCCCGGCAGCATCGTCTATTTCAAGGCGGACAATACCCAGTCCGACAAAATATACCTTGAAGTCTTTTTCTACAAAAACGGCAGTTACCTGTCCGGCGTGAACGTCCGCACAGACACCGCCGTCACGATCCCCTCAGACGCCCAGGGCATGGTGATTCGTCTGCATGTGGACAGCGGCACAACGGCGAATACCACGGTAAAATATGCCGCGCTTACCACTGCAAGCAATGCGGAATTGTACGCCGTCCTCAATGAGCAGGTGATCGGGAAACGGCTGTTTTACAGTTCATCGGAGACGTTGCCAAGCGGTGACCTCAATGATGTGCTCAATGGCGCGCATGTTTTGATCGATTCCAATACCTATCAAAACTCCCCGGAAAACTCTCACATCGGGTATCTGTTCTCGTATCACATCAACAACATTTATTTGCAAATCTTTTATGGTTTCAACACGCCGAGCGTCTGGAAACGCCGTTGCCTGCATGGTACGTGGTCCGAATGGATCAAGATCGGCGGCGAGACCAGCAACATCAACAACGAGTACACGTTCAATAACTACGAAAATTCCTACAGTGTTACCGCGACCCCCAGCATCACCACTGACACGAACGCCTATCTTGCCCCATCCGGTGATAACACGGACAGGACGGCTGATATTATCACCATGCTGTCCACCCAGGGCGTGTGCCGTCTGGGTAAGGGCAACTATTACGTGACCGACCTGGTGATGCCGAATTACACCAGCATCATCGGCGTGGGCTCCGGTACAAAAATCATCCGCACCGGGGCAGACGACGGATTTGCCATCAAAATGGGCAGTCGGTGCTGTGTGAAAGATTGCTGGATCATGGGCAACGCCACGGACATCACCATCTCCGAAACGCTTGGCAATCGGCACGGCATCTTATGGCAGGGAACCTATACCGCCGATCAAAACGCCCCTCTGCGCGGCATGATCAGCAACGTGCACATTTCGAGTTTCTCGGGCGGCGGCATCACCTGCTACGACACCGGGTATGGCGTAAACACCTGCCTGATGGTGGACGAGGCGTATATCACCAATTGCGGCGCGGGCATCAACATCTCGTACAAGTCTGAGTTTAATAAATTCACGAACGTTCACAGCTATTCCAACTGGTACGGGTGTATCAACAACGGCGGCAACAACGTGTTCACCGCCTGCGATTTCTCCGGTAATAAAGTTGGATTCTTGATGGACAATGCCAACGGGCAGTCCCCGAATAACTCCCACGGCTCCGCCATCGGCTGTGTGTTCAACCACACGAACAGCAACAGCGGCATCGGAATCAAAGTGTTGGGCTGCGAAAACGGGTATGTGTTTACAGGTTGCCAGGTTTTTTATTCTCAAATTTATCTCGAAAATTCTTCCGGTGTTACCATCAGCGATTGCAACTTCGGCGCGAACAATTGCAGTATCACCGTCAAAGGCGGCGGGGCGACGCTATTTTCCAATAACATGCACCAGGCCGCGCCGACAATCACCGTCACCGGGAATTCCAACGTACATTTTACAAATTGTTATGTGCGCAGCACCGGCGCGGCGGTCAGCGCGTAAGGAAGGAGGCCACCATGAGCAACATCATTCAGGTTCTGCCCCAGCCCGGGGTCACGGTGCACACTGTGCCCGTGTGGCAGTACGATTCCGGGCAGATTCTCCGCATCAACGGCATCGCCCTGCCGGCCAGCTACAAAGCGGAATTCTCCAACACCGGCCGGGGCGACGCCATCTCCACCGTGCAGACCACGGCGGAGATCCTCATTCCCGCCCATTTCCTCACCTCGGGCAGCCCGGTGTACATCTGGCTGGTGGTGGTGGATGAGCAGAGCCGCACCACCGAATACGCCCTCCAGGTGCCGGTGGCGCCCCGGGCAAAGCCCATCTACACGGAACCCACTCCGGAGGTGCAGACCGCCATGGACCAGGCCCTGGCCGCGCTGAACGCGGGCGTGGCCGAGGTGCGGGACGCGGCGCGGGAGCTGGAAACCCTGTCCCGCGTCACCAGCCTGGACAACACGGCGCTGGCCCCGGGCAACGCCATCGAGGCTGTCGGCATCCCGGTGTACGTGCAGGATGTATCCCCATATGCCGCCTACGGCATCACCGCCACGGGCTGGTATGTGTTCGCGCGGGTCGCCGCCCCGGCGGGGGAAGCGGTGACGGCGGGGACAACGGTCACCGGCGCGGCGGGGTACATCGCCACCGTGGGCGGGGATCACATCGACCTGGCCGTGCGGTTCGACACCACCGCCCAGAGCGTGCCGGTGACCATCGCCTGGGGCAATGTCACCGACCGGTTTGTGTTCAAGGCGTCTGATTTGGCCGCCCGGAACCTGGATTACCGGGTGACGTTTTACATCTACGACATCACGCCCTATGCCACCTGGAGCTATGCCCTGACCACGGACACCACTTTCCAGGATAATAAGAGCTACTACACAAAAGACGGCGATGTGTACACACTGGCCCAGGTGCAGACCAAGGCCTACGCCCTCACGGCGGACGCCACGTTTGCGGAAGGCAAAACCTACTACACCAAGGACGGCGACACCTACACCGCCGCCACCGTCACCGTGGGCGACCCCGTGACCGCGGACACGTACTACGAGCAGTCCTCCGTGCCGGTGCCGGAAAACACCTACTACAACCACAGCAAGCTCCACTTTGAGGGCATGGTGGCGAATGTCACCTATATGCTGCCTGCGACCGTGGACTGCCCCATCGAAATCGCGCTGCCTCAGATCGCCGACGACGGACACGGGGCGTGGTTTGAAATCCAGATGCGCTATGACGCGTCCCGATCCTGCACTCTGCTGCCGCCCGAGGGCGTGAAGATCGGCACGGCCCAGACCCAGGCCCAGACGGCTGGCATCAACACCATTGATTTGCAGTACACCGTGGCCGGGGACGTGAAGATGTGGACGCTGCTCAATACCCACAGCAACATTCCCACGACATAAGGGGGTGAGGACGTGTTAGCGGAAACCTATTGGCAGTATGAGCACCTGAAAGAGGACGGCAAAATCGAAGTCGTGAGCGCAAACAAAAACGATTTCGACGCCAAGATCACCGGGAAATACGTGTTCGGCGTGAAGGAATACTTTGATGAAAATCCCGAGGAAGCAAAGCGCCTGGGATGGGTGAAGCACATCATGCACAACACGGCCAAGTGGGTGCAGTACAACAAGCAGACCCAGTACCTGGTGAAGAGCAAAAAAATCATCGACGAGTACACCTACGAAGACGAGTATCATGTCATGGAAAAAACGGAGGACATGATGCGCCGGGAGGAGGAAAACGCGGGCGGTGATTGGATCACCTACGACGACAGCGGCATTTTCTGGGAGGTAGATTGAGATGGAACCGAAGGATTTGAACACCATGGCGGAGATCATGGCCGAGAAGGCCAAGGAAATGGCGGGCGGCCAGCTGCCGCCCCTGGACCCGGAGGGCAAGGCCCTGGCGGAGCAGAAGCGGAAAACGTTTGATTTGCCCACCAACGCGGTGAAGGTTGATCCGCTGAGGTAACGGGCGGATAGTATCCGCCCCTACAGAAAGAGGGTGTAAAAAAGCATGTATGATGTAACCCCCGTAACCACGAACCGCCAGACGGCCTGCGGGCCGACGGCGCTGAAAATGCTGCTGGGCTATTACGGCCAGGACGTGCCGCTGGATCAGCTGATCCAGGCGTGCAATATCGGCGTGACGGGCTGCACAGCGGCCACGCTGCTGCGGGTGGGCCGTGACCATGGGCTGGATATGCGCGCGTTCAAAGCGGATGCCGAGGGCGCTATGAAGATGGACAGGCCCGCCATCCTGTGGTGGCGGTATGTGCATTTTGTGGTATTCTGCGGCCTGAACGATCAGGGGGAGCCCGTGATCTGCAATCCCAGCAGCGGGCGCTTCCCCATATCCCGGGAGGCGTTCGCAAGGCACTTTTCCGGTGTGGCGCTGACCAACGGCGCGGCGGAGGACTATGTGCCGAGAGCGCCCGGCAACTATGCCGAGGGCGAAATCTTCCAGGCGGAGCGGGAGACCTGGATTGCCCTGCGGCCCATCGCCCGCGGGGAAAAGCTGGTAAGCGGCTGGAACTGCGGCCCCTTTGATCTCATTGCCGCGCTGAACGCGCAGAAAAAGGAGGAAAAATAATATGTATCAGTATTACATCCTGGAAGTCCAGAAATCCAAGGCCGGCGAGTATTCCCACCTGGTACATTACGAGTACGACGAAGACCAGGACGTGGCCCGGCGCAAGGCGGAAAGCAAGTACCACACCGTCCTGGCTGCCGCTGCCATCAGCGATACGGCTATGCACAGCGCGGTGCTGGTGAGCGCCGAGGGCGTGCCCATCATGAACGGGCAGTATATCAACGGGTGAGGTCACCTCATCCGCCCCTACGGGCCACCTTCCCGGCCTCATCCGGCCCTTCGGGCCACCTTCCCCCAAGGGGGAAGGCAGATCGGGGAAGGCTTTTGGGGGAACGATTGATAAGTAGGGGCGGATACCATCCGCCCGCACCCGTCAGGAGGTGATGGCCATGTATTCGGCATCGTTTGTGGAAAGCCAGGTCCGGGGCATGAAGGCGGAGGGCGTCAGCCGGGCGGACATGATCCGGTATCTGACGGGCTACTGCCAGGGCTGGGGCTACGTGTTCGGCGCGGCCGGGGAAATGTGCACCCCAGCCAACCGCAAAAAATACGCCTCCTATCGCCCGGATCACGCGGAGGCCATCCGCGGGGCGTGCCAGGCGCTTTCCAAAAGCCTTCCCCTGGCAGGGAGCCTCATCCGCCCCTTCGGGGCACCTTCCCCTGAAGGGGAAGGTAGTGGTGGCAGGCGAAGCCTGACGGATGAGGCCGGGAAGGTGGGCCGCGTCAGCGGCTCGGATGAGGTCGCCTGCGACGGCTGCGCCCGGGTGGACACCCGCATTTTCGACTGCCGGGGCTTCACCCGCTGGCTCCTGGCACAGGTGGGCGTTCCCCTCTTCGGCGGCACGGTCACCGCCCAATGGGAGTACGGCCCCAACTGGGTGCTCAAGGGCGATATCCGGGATATGCCACGGGGCCTGGTGTGCTGCGTGTTCCGGCCATCACACACGGGGATGTACGTCGGGGAAAGCCTTCCCCTGGCAGGGAGCCTCATCCGCCCCTTCGGGGCACCTTCCCCTGAAGGGGAAGGCAGTGGTGTCACGCGAAGCGTGACGGATGAGGTCGTCCGCCATTGCGGCGGACGCAAGGGCCAGGTAGTGGAGGAGCAATTGCCCGGCAGTCCGCGCTGGGAGCGCTTCGGCATCCCCGCCGGGCTGTACACAAACGCGGAATTGGAGGCGGCAGGCGTGAAATTTGATCCGGCGAAGAACATCCCCACCCTGCGCCGCGGCGCGGAGGGGGATTTGGTCGAGGAATTGCAAGCCATACTCAATGCGAAGTATGGCTTTGCTCTGGACGTTGACGGCGATTTCGGTATAAACACAGAGGCCGCTGTGAAAGCGTTCCAGAAGTCCAAGGGCCTGACCGTGGACGGCGTCGTCGGCCCGAAAACCCGCGCGGCCATCGGTATCACGGAAAGCCTTCCCCTTGAGGGGAAGGTGTCGGCGCAGCCGACGGATGAGGTGACGCTCCCATCTGTCGTCCCGACCGAAGCGGAGCGAGAGCGCAGCGGAGTCGAGGGATCTGAGAGCAGCACCGTCAGCCAAACCGAAATGATCACCCTGCCGCTCTCCGACTGGCAATCCATCCGCGCGGCGGTGCAGGCCGCGTATCACATCCTGCAAAACTACGAATAACGGAGGGAAACCATGTGGAAAAAACTCATTGAGGGCCTGGCCGCGCTGGGCGGCGTGGCGCTGAGCTTCTTCACCGGCATGCCGCCGATCATCTGGGTACTCATTGCTATTATGAGCCTGGATTACGTCACCGGCCTCATCTGCGGGGCCATGGGCAAGAGCCCGAAAACCGAGAACGGCTACCTGGAAAGCCGCGCGGCCTTTAAGGGCCTGCTCAAGAAGGTGCTGATTTTGCTGGTGGTGCTGCTGGCCGCGCTGCTGGACCGCGCCGTGGCCATGGGCGCCGGCATCGAGTTCGAGGCCGCAGCCGGCGCGACCTGCCTGTGGTTCATTGCCAGCGAAGGCATCAGCGTGCTGGAGAACGCCGCGGCCATGGAGATTCCCATTCCGCAGATCCTGCTTCGCATGCTGGAGCTGTTCCGCGCCAAGGGCGACGGCGGCAAGCCGCCCGATGATAACGCTTGA